GTTTTCCAAAGTCCTTTATATTGTCCCTCTTTTACTATTGCAGTACCCATTTTAGACATAGGGTTATTTAACCAATAAAGACCAGCATCACACGTAACTGGGAAATTAAAGTCTGTCCATTGCCCTCTATACTTCCAACATATATGCAGCCTATCATTAAAGACATCAGCTTTAGGGTCATTAGCTCTTACCCCTATTATGTTTAAGTTAAAAGGCTTAGTGTCTTGCTCAAAGATGGTATATCCTTTCTTTTTACTTGCTTCAATAACTTTGGGAGTCACGTCTTTTTCTTTTACGTTCTTTAAGTTTCTTTTTCAGTCTGTCTAGCTTTCTCTCCATTTTGGATAGCTCACGCACTTGGGACTGAACAGATTTTTGGCACTTACTTTTTTTTTTAAGGTATCTATAAACAAAGTATCTTGCTTCTCTATGACAATAGTATCTATCCCTTTGTCCTCAACTTTAGGATTAACAGAGCAGCTAATCGTTGCTAATATAACTGATAATATGCTTATATATTTCATCGGTCTTTGTTTGTACATTTTTTAATCGTTCTTCTAGCCTAATCACTGCCTCATTATTAGCCTCTAAAGTTTCTACTTTCTTTTCTAGCTCATCTAGTCTGTAAGTAGTTGTATAATAGAAACCTACTAGAGTGCAAATAAACACTCCAATAGTTCCCAAATACTGAACATCTAGCTTAATCTGCTTCAACTAATTCTTGCTTTTTTACCTCTTCCTCTTTGAAAGCCTCTTGCAACTTCTCAACAAAGTGTATGCAGTTTTTAGATACCTCTAATCCCCTAACTCTTTGAGCAATATCTATAATCTGTATCAATGCGTTAGCTTCCTCTAATGTAAGTTCAATTTTTTTCATAGCTTTTTTGCTTTAAAGTTAAGCATTTTCTAATGCCTCTACTTTTGATGATAATTCTTGCACTGCCTTTATTAAAGGCACCACTAATGCAGCATATTGAACTCCTTGCTTTCCTTTTTTATCGGCACTCCAACCGCTAAAGTTTACACCCAAATTATCCATAGCACTTTTAACTTCTTGTGCTATCAATCCATCAATTACGCTTGTGCTATCAAATTCATCTCTGATTATTTCATCGGCATCATCATCATATTGACTGCCTCCTGATTTATATCTTTTTTCTAAAATTGCTTCGTCCCAATCTGCTGGGTGTTTTTTAGTGAATGTTACAGGTCTTAAAGCATTTATAAAGTCTAAACCTAAAGCACTATCTTGAATATTGTCTTTTATTCTTTCATCAGAGTCAATAGTCCAATCTGTCTGAATGTTACAAGTTGCAATAGATGCATTTCCCAAACGAATTTTATTAGCTCCATCAGTATCAATATCATTACCTATGGCTATTTGATTAGAATCAGCAGCACTTACACCAGTTAAATAACCGATTGCTACATTATAGCTGCCTGTAGTTGTTCCCGTTGTTGAGTGTCCTTGTCCTATTTCTACATTTCCTGTACCTGATGTAAAATCTTGTCTTTGTGAACCTATTGCTATGTTAAAATTACCACTAAAACTAGCACTATTTGCAGCTAAATATCCTATTGCTACATTCTGTTGTCCTGTTGCACCAACTCCAGCATTATTACCAACAAAAGTATTACACCCAGCAGTAGAATTAGCTTTTCCCGCTCCGTAGCCAATAGCAACATTATTAGAAGATGTTAATGCTGCACCAGCTTCATAACCTATACACACATTATCTGTTTCTGTTGTTATCTCTCCACCAGCATCATAACCTCCGATTAATACATTTCTTCCTGTCCCTGTTGAAACTTTAGCACCAGCACCTCTGCCTATCATAACATTCATTGCTGATGTTGTGAGAGCAGTTCCAGCATCTAGTCCTATTGCTATATTATAGTCTGCCGATGTGATAGCATCAAGAGCATTGTTGCCTATTGCTATGTTATCCGCAGCAGTTGACAGCGTTCCTGTTACTGGAGCATTACCATGTCCTCCTGTCATTATAAAAATTGATTGGTCTGATGTGGTTGTAATGTCTGTCAATCCATTCATTGTGGTAGCACCACCACCGCCACCTGATGCATCTGCCCATTTAACCCCAGTAGCTTCTGAACTATCAGCAGTTAAAACTTGGTCATCACTTCCTATTGCTAACATCTGTGGGTTTCCACTACCATCTCCTATAAGAATATGTCCTTTTGTGGACATATCTACTGATGTTATTGCACTAGTGCCATTGCCAATAAGAACTCCATTAGCAGTTAATGTTGTTGCTCCAGTTCCTCCATCTCCCACAGCAAGAGTGCCTGTAATAGAAGAAGCACCTAAATCAACCGCCAACTCTGTTGATTCAATTACTAAACCTCCATTAGCTTTTGCATCTATTGAAAAGGTTGTTGTACTTAAATCTAAACCATCTCCAGCGCTATATGTTGTATCAGCATCAGCAGCCGCAATAGTAATATTGTCACCACTCGGCGTTATCGTTATGTTACTACCAGCAACAAGAGTTACATCATCTGTGCCACTACCACTACCTCCAGCAGTTAATCTAATAATAGCATCATCTCCGCTATCTACGGCACTAATAGCATAAGTAGTATCTGTGTTAGCATCTGTAACCTGATTCCAAGCAGTATTAAAATAATATACAGAATCTCCATCAAGAGTTACAACCCTCATGCCATCAACCGCAGCTTGACCAACCCAAGACGTTCCATTAAATTCTACAATCTCATGTTGGCTAGGAGAGTCCCAATCGCTGTGGAATGATGAGCCAGTAAGAATGTACCTATCTCCACTAGATTCGCTAGGAGGTGCAGAACTACCACTAACCACCCCTTTAACTGGTTGTAGCCAGTATTCTGAAAGCCACTCGCTTGAGCCTTCGTGATTTTTCTTCAGGTAGGTATTATTAGATGCAGTTGTAAACCCTTTCGCTTCATGTAGTTGGTCTTCAGGTAAATCTTTATGTAAGTTCTTGATAGTGATACTCATGATTTATTTTTTTTCTTTATTCATTAATTTTTTTACTCCAATAGATATAGTAACTATTAACACAATAGTATATAGATAGTCATTTACTAAGTTCACATCTACATACTCAAAGACCTCAAAAGCCGTACTTGTTCCCACCCCACTCTTAAATACTATATCTTCCAATCGTTCCATTTTAGTACGTTATTATTCCGTATTTGTTCTGATAATTGTCTTTTTTTTCCCACAAAGGAAACTTTGAAGAATCACTCTCCTGAGTGTCCTCAATGTATTTTATAACCTCTGCTCTCCAATCGTCAGCATCAGTAAGGATTTGGCTTCTTAATGCACCATAGTCGCCTCTATTTGCAGCGTTAGCGAACTCATGGTCTAACTCCATAACTCCTGAGCTAGAGATATTGTTTTTTATCTGTGGTAAAGACTCATAGATAACATAGTAAGCTAAACAAGGCTTTATATAGTTAGTAACTAAAGCACTATTGTCGCTAGAAAGTGAAGCAGCAGCAGTCTGAGTGAGTATCTCATCATAAAAGTCATCTCCCAATAGCGACCTTATATACTTGCGTTGTGCCTTAATGATGTACTTCTCCACTAAAGCTGGGTCAAAGTCATTATTCGGTATCTTATCAAGTACCTCTGTTGTGGTCATTATTTCAGTAGTCGCACTCATTAGTCTTTAGCGTTAGCGTAAACGTTTAATGTTCCAGCAGAATTAGAGCCTTTATTATAGCTCACTCTAAACATATGAGCAGTAAACTCTGCATCACTTAATATCTCACTCCCTGATGCCGTTCCTAGCGTATAGGTCTGTGAATCTTCCCAATTTGTGCCATCAATAGACCACTGAGTTTTAATTACTCCATCTGTGGCATCTAGACCACTCCACACCACTTGCACTGCTACGTGAGTAAATGTGCTTATGTTGTCAGTAAGTGTAAAATTTGCCGTAGTTGCTGCTGAAGCGTTAGTCGCAATTTGGTCTTTATAAGCCTGATTTCCAGTTATTCCAACTTGTGCCATTTTATTCTATGTTTGTTTTTGTTAGTAATATATCTGCTCCCTCAATAGGCTCTTGTCCTAAGAGTATTCTTTGCTCGTTAATTGTTAGCACCTCTCTTGGGTCTATGGCTGCTGCCACCGACACTGGAGATGATGTTTCTACCTTTAGAGTGATGTCAAACCCAGCCTCTTTGATAAGCTGATTAAGTATCCTCAATATCTTGTCTTTGTATGGTTGTATCACTACGTTGTTGACGATAGAGAACTCGCTCTGTATTTGTTGGAGGCTTCCCAACTTACCAGCAACGGAAATACCAGCAAGACTTGGTGTAAACCTATGAGCAGTAATAATGTTTTGTACTGCCAAGCTATGCAACTGCTGAAAGTCTCCCTCTCTTACGTTGTCTAATATCTGAACACTAGACTTCTGCTCTTGAGAGTCTAACATCTGAAATAATATCTTAGAGTTGTTACCCTCGCCAGTAAAAGAGTCTTTGATTTTAGTAACATACTCTTGAGCAGTCATGCCATTAGGCGGCTCTGTGCCGAATAAATCTACGATAGCTCCTACGTGAAAGCCGTTGTCAAACTTGTCGATATTAAACTTAGGTATACGATACTCTATGTCTATCCATTGACTAGCACCTGACCAATCAGGAATTCCATAGTAGTAGTGTTCAGGACTATACTCTTTGCAGTAATAAATGCTATTAGGCTCTCTTGAGCCATAAATATAGGTAGGTATTTTGTATATGTTTTCTTCAGTTCCAGCTTTAGTGTTTTTCTTTATGCTAGACCAATCTGCTGAAATATAAGCATTATTGATTTTGCCCTCTGAGTCTGCTTTTTCTAGTCTTACGCTAGTTATGTCCTTATGAAAGAGAAATTGGCTTGAGCCTCTTCTAACGACCTCTAAGGCATAGTTCCCAGTAGTTACTAAGTCCCTAGCACACTTAGTATATATATCTATAAGGGTTTCTCCATAGCTATTGATAGATTCTATGTAGTCTTTAAAGCCTCTTTCTTTTTCTATGTCTATGGCTTCGCCATTACGTAGATAGGTAAAGCCATTACCCACAATATAACCCACCTTAGACTCTATCAATGCGTTGTGTGTAGATGACCTCTTTGCCCTCTTTGCACAATCGTTAGGGAAAGTGTTGTTATCATTCTTAAAGAATGGTGTCCACTCGCCTCTAAAGTCTTTTCTTTTGTCAGTTTCTATTGGGAGTTTAGGCTGCTGAATTGTTGCCAACCCAACTGCATTTATCTTCTTCTTTCCCCTTGTAGTTCTTGCCATGTTAAATATATAAAAAGCCTAAAGATGGCAAAGATACCACCTTTAAGCTAATTTACTCTATTGTTCAAAGTCTGCGGATATAGTTACATCCCCAGTATATTCTCTGAATAACTCGGCTGAAACTCCAGTTCCTTTAACAACATAATGATTTGAATCTTGTAAACCAGCACCTATGACTTGGTCTACTACCATGTGCATTCCCGCAGCTTTTTCAAGCACACTACACCAACCTATTACGAAAAAATGGTCGTTATAGTCCTCAACAACAAGAACGGCTTTACACAAATCTACAATCTCTTGTAATTTTGCAGCCTTTTCTTTTGTCATCTTTGGAATTGTGAACTCAACACTATGATTAATAATACTTGACCCGTTCTCCTTAGACCCCTCTGAAGATACACTAAATGTAAAATCTTCGTACTGATATTTATAGAATGAAGTCGGTACACTCACATCATTGAACTCATGGCTAGACCCAGCAGTGAAAGATGTGATATTAGTTACGTCTGTAATCCAAAGCCTCTTCACTCCGCCTCTTCTAGTGCTATCTGCACATGATACTGATAATCCTCCAGTTAATGCCATTGTATTTAATTTATTATATTTAAAAATAGGGAGAGCTTTTACACCCTCCCTTTATTACTAGTAAGCAGCAGCAACTAATTCGTCAAACACAACTTGTGTTCCGAACAAGAATTTGCTAGAAAGATAGAATTTCTCATCTTTCTTCTCATACCATACAGATAGCTCAGCCATAGGGTCTGTGATATCAGTTCCAACTACAAGGTTATCAGGTGTAGTGATAACGATTGCGTTGCTACCAATAGCAGCAGAGTTAGGGTTAGCAGATGTATCAGCAAGTGAAGCATCCCAAAGACTCATATCCACAACTGGGATACCTCTGAATTTCAATTGAGATACACCATCTTGGATTCTTTGTAAACCTGAATCAGTACCTGTAGCCTCAAGTGTAGAAAGTAAGTTATCATACACAGAACTAGTTACATAAGCAACTAATTGTCCTTTAATGCTTCTCATTGCAGCGGGCATATTTTCATATAGGTTTTTCATTGCTTTGTAAGCCCCATCTGTTGCAAGAGCATCAGAAGCCTCATAAGTGGCATCAGAATTAAGGTCTAATAAGTAACCACTTCCACCTAGTATTCTTTCAAAGAAACCCTCAAAGTTTCCATACATCGCATGAGATGAAGCAGCATCAGAAAACCAAGCAGCTTTGATAAGGTCATCTCTCATTCCTCTAGAAACGGCAGTCATAATCATTTCCTCAATGATAGTACCTTGAATGTCTGCTCTGTCTACTCCTGACTTCTGAGCCTCACTAAATATCGTTTGATTGAACGAATCCTCACATTGCTCGATATTTACTTTTAGCTTTTGTGGGTCTATAACTTTATCAGTAATAGCCACAGAGCCTGAAGCAGAAAATCCACAACCTGAATCTCCTTGTATAATGTTAGTTAATGCACCTACCTTGTAGATGTTTGTTTTAGTTTTCACATCTGACATAATTCTGTGAAGCTCAAAAGGATTTTGTCCACTCTCCACTGATGGAGCATAGAAAATCTCTGTAAGCAATTCTTTCCCAGCGTATGTGTGTGAAAAGCTAGTCGTTAAAGCGTTAGCCATGATTTTTTAGTTTTAGTTAGTTTTAATAATTAGTTTACCAGCGTAATTTCTCAGCTAGTCCATCAAAAGGGTTTGACTCAGGTGCTTTCTCTTCAATAGCAGCATCTTCCTCTCTAACTGCTTTCGTCTCTACTGCTTCCAGTTTCTCAACCTTTTCAGTTAGTTCCTTAAGATTCTCTTCAAAACTATTTCTTAGCTCTACAAGCTCTCGGTTTTTTGCTTCCAAGTTTTCGTTTGCTAGGTCAATAGTTTCTTTTTGTGTTTCGATTTGGAACTCATAAAGATTTTTAAGCTCGGTCAATTCAGCCTCTAAAGTAGCTTCAACCTCTGATTTGTTCAGCACTTCAACTTCTTTTTCTTCTGTATTAAATAAGCCTTCAATTTTATTAATTATCAAGTCAATTTTGTCATTAATTTTTTCTAAAGACATTTCTTCAAATTTTTGATTTATAAATGATTGGGATAATCCCTTATAGTTAATAGGTAATTCAGGTAACTTATTTTCTTCAATCTTATTTAATACCAAACTATTAACTATCTCTTTGCTTGGGACATAGAGCTTATCTATAAGTCGCAAGTTTAGAGCCTCTTCAGCATCTAACCACCTTTCTTCAGCCATTAGCTTTGCGATTGTGCTTTTTGCTCTCTTTGTTTTTTTCTTGTAGATGTTTATTAATAGGTCATCTATTTGTCTTAGGCTCTCAGCCTCTTTTTCTAGTTCCTCTGCATTACCGCTAGAAAATGGACTCCATACATTATGAATGAGAAATAAAGCGTTCTCAGACATTAAAACCTCATCAGCCGCCATTGCTATAATAGTAGCACTTGAAGCCGTTAAGCCAGTGATTTTGGCAGTAACTTTTTTTGGATATGATGAGAGAAAGTCATGGATTTGTAGAGCATCATTAACTGCTCCTCCTAAACTAGATATGTTTAATACAAGCTCTGTATCTGCGTTTCTACCTATCTCAGCAATAAAGGCTTCAGCCGTTAAGTTCCAGCTTCCAATATCTCCATATATATCAACGTGAGTCGCTTGTCCTTGTGTTGTTAGGTTGTACCAAGTATTCATGCCTAATAATACGTAGAGATGTTACAAAAGTGTACCTAATTTTGCTAGAAAAGATAAAAAAGTTCGACATTAGTTGCGTTATGTATATCACTTACGTAGTGTCGTAGGAACATTCGTATAAAGATTCGTAGGAACATTCGTATATAAATAAAGAAGAATAATGTATTATAATATACTCTTTATATATGTTTCATTTTTTTCGTGTTTCTACATAAAAAAAGCCACCCTCAGTTAAGAAAGTGGCTCTAAAAACAAATAAATTATTTCTTTATTGCATTTTTTGCCATTTATTTAATTTGTTAATTTCTCTTATTGTCAATCTTGTATAATCTGTATCCCAAAATCTTGTTTCATTTTCACGAAACCTATATTCAATTGCTTTGTAACTATAATCGCAACAAGTTGGCTTCCATTTTTTACCACATCTTGCACACTTATAGGGCAATAATTTTGAATATGGTTTTTTATTTTTATTTGCTTCTTCTTCCTTATTATAATTTTCCAAAATTTCTGCAAGTGTCATAATCTTATAATTTAAATGTTTGTTAATACTTAAAATTAAGGGTTTAAATTTAATTAAACAAATAAATCTCTATAAAAATGTATTTTTTTTTCTTCTTCTAGATAGAGTAGTCGATATGTTTCTCTAAGAAGAATTTAGGAATATAGCTAGAAAGTATGTTTTGAATCTGCTTTTCACTTAGCTTGTAGTCGCTTTCCATTGTAAAGCAAAAGTCTGTTTTAGTGCCTGATGTATCTAACACATATTTTTGGTAGTCCCTAACTATTGCGTAGTTCCTAGCTCTCTCTGTGGGTATAATACCCCTCTTAATAAGATAGTAACAAAAGTTTTCTAAAGTAGCATTGCCCTCAAAGACCTTTTTGTAGTCCTCAACAACTTGGTCATTAAACCTATCTAAAACGTGCTTCTTTATTGATTTGTTTGCCATGTTTCTAAGAATTTAATACTATACTTTAATATCTTGGCTCTATCTCCACTACAAGTAAAACAGATGCCATTGCGTGGATTCATACGCTTATAGAACTTAAACAACACCATGAGAGCTATTTGGTCAGGCATAAACAGACTATTACGCACCTTTTTTACTGCATCTTTTATCTCTAAATAATCCTCTTCTGTTACCATTTGTTTAGTGGACATGATTCAACCAACAATCTGCACTTTTTATGTAAAAGGCAGCCACATTGATTGCAGATATATCTGGATTTCTGTATGCCAAACCAATTGAGATAACTGGCTGCTCTCCGTTCTCTACAATTAGCACAAACTGCCAACCTTTTGTTAAATTCTCTTGCATCTACCTTGTGCATAAAGGTAAAAAAAATCAAGGAATAAACTCCTTTAAAAAAGTGCTTCACTTTCAACATTGTTTATTGATATTTGTTTGCTTGTTGTATCTGATACGACATTAATAACTCTTATCTCTCCCATCTGCCTAGCTATCTCTGCCCCTAATCCTGATTCAGATATTGCATTTGTTTGTAGTTGAGCATCAGGAGTAATGCCACCGAAAGCAAATTTCTTACCTCCACCAGCTTGATTGATGGCAGATAATAAAGGCTTATACATTGCCGTACTTCTCTTATTAATAATAGCTTCGCCTCCCTCTGCTTCCATGATTCTGCCACCACTAGAAAATTTAACACCACCTTGAGCATGGCTATTACCCTCAAATACTCCACCACCTACTAAGCCACCTTTCTCAAATTTCTGTGCTAGTATTGTTGCTGCGTTTATAGCTGCCCTTGCTACTGCCATACCTTGCAATACTCCATACTGAGCCAAACCAGCACCACCAGCAGTAACTGCATTGGCTGGGTTTAATGCTGCATTTGTTGCTATTGCTGATAACTCAGATGCTAAGTTTGAAGCTATCTCTGCTAACTTAATAGCTTGTAGCTTTCTAAAGCCTCTGCGTTTTATTTCTAATGTTTTTCTTTCAAAGGCTTCCTCACTTATAAGACCTTGCTCTTTTTGTTTTTCTAATGCTTCTAGCTCGGCATCTGTTCGCCTTTTTACGCTATCAAATAACACCCCAGCTATTGCATCTTGAGTCTGTTGTGCTAGTGCTACCTTTTCATTTGCCACTTGTTGGTCTAAGGCTTTCTCAGCTTGTCGTCTAGCATCTTCTTCTTTTAAGAACTCTTCATTAGATTGTTTAGTTATGCCTATTTTTTTAGTTAAATTTTCTTGTAGAGCCTCAGTTTCAGATACCATGTCATCAAGTATATCATCTGATGTTTTTGTAGAATCTCGCCTTTTTTGCTCATTGCGTTCAATATCAAAATCTAAAAGTTTTTGTAATTCTTTTTGTGCTTCCTTGTGGTTTTTTTCTGCTTTTTTTTCTGCTTCTGTTTGTTTTCCCTCTGCTTTTGCTAGTTCTGCTTTTGCCTTTGTTAGTTTTTCTATTATTTCTAGCTCTTGTTTGCTTCCTATTATTGCATCTAGCCTCTCTGTTTGTAATTCACTTACTGCCTCCTTTAGTTCTCTTAATGTTTTTGTTTGCTCTTCTTTTTCTTCTTGTGCTTTTTTGTCTATTTTAATCATTTCAGTTTGCAACTCAATTTCTTTTTCAAAATCTTCTTGAGTAACAGCACTTTGATGACCAAATTTTTCAGCAGCTTTTAAATAGGCTTCTTGGCTAATTAATAATTCATCTAGTTTTTTTCGTTGCTCTGCTACGCTTAGAGTCATCTTATCCATAGTTTCTAAATCTCCATCAAATTCAGCATAATCTTCTCGCCCATCTAACATAGAATCTAAAAGAGTTATAAAGCTCATGCCAATATCTAAAAATGGCTCTAAACCCTCTACAATTATTTCTCCGAATGACTCTTGTAAGTCCCCTACTGCGTTGCTAAATTGTATTAGTTTACCAGCACCAGCAGTAGCAGCTTCAGCTTGTCCACTAAATTTCTCGTTTAAAGCAGCAAGTGCGTTGTCTACTCTTGCAGTGCTTCCAGCTACTCCAGTTATCTGTATGCCGTACCTAGAAAGTGCGTTAGTGCTAGAGCCTACTGATTTAGCTACTAAATCAAAAGCACTTCTCAAGTCCATGCCTTTAGCTTGTGCCATATCTAAAATCGCTGGAGTTAGTTTAAGTATAGCTTCCTCTTCCAATCCCATCTGAGCCAAAAACGCTTGTCCTTGTATCGTTGCCTCATCTCCAAACCTTGTGGTTTGTTGTAGTGCTGATGCTTGTTCTAATAAGGCTTTTGATGTTCTGCCTAATGCCACCTCTAAAGCTACCTCTGCTTGTCTTTGTTTATCAAATAAGTCTATTGATTCTTTAGCAAAAGATATAAATTTTGCAGCAGCAGCAATAGCAGCAGCAATAGCTGCACCATATTTTAAGAGTTGCTTTCCAGCTTTACCAATAGCACCTGAATAATCTCCTACGTTTCTATGATTCCTACCCATCTGCTCGTCCATTTTTTTCAGCTTATTGGTATTATCATTTACTTCTTTTGTAAGTTTGGCAACTGCTTTTTTGTTTTTACCTAATGGGTCAGGTAGCCGCCTCATTTGTGCAACCAATGCTTTGTTTCTTTCTACTAATTGGTCATAGCTACCAGCAGCAGCTTTAGTAGCATTTTTGTTGGCATTAAACTCACGTACAGACTTATTAATCTCCGCATTTAGTCGCTTCTTTTCTGCTCTTAATATTACTTCTTGCTTTTTTAGCTCTCCAGTTGCATCTCCATCTTTTCTCTTGGCTGCTGCTACTTTTTTAAGCTCGTTTTCAATAGTATGAAGCTGCTTGATTGTCTTATCTGCTCCATTCATTTGTATATCAAAAAATACTTTTTCTTGTGCCATTTATTCGCTTTTAAATAGTTTTAATAACCTTTCATTGTCTGCATCTTCTACCATCACATCAACAACCACATCTCCAATCACTGCCTGAATCTGTCCACCATATTGAATCATAGCACCATCACTATCAATCTTCAATGGTGTACGTCTATCGTTCTCGTTGTTACCCATGCCCACCTGAAAGACTGATTCTGTGTCTACTGCTGCATAGTTCCCTACGATAGTCTGATTCTTGCCTTTTGCTATATTACCCTTGCCAAAGACTACGTTATTGCTGCCTTTCTTAGCAAAGTTAGTACCATTATCCATGACCGCAGTAGTGCCACCAACATCAACCCCTTGTACTGGGTCATCATCATCAAACTTGCCACCTACTCCAGTATGAAAAGGTAGGTTTTTATGGTCGT